TGCTACTACCTGGTCTGTTATCTCTTTCACACGAGCTGGTGCAAGTGATGGAGACGTTGCGAGAGCGGCATTAGATGGGTTGATGAACTCGATTGTATAGGTCATCATCACTACTCCTAAGCTAACTGGCCCTGATATTCCGTTGGATATGGCCAAAGCTGAGTTAACGCAGAACAATACACCCATGCGGCCAACTTGATATTCTTCTGGCCCGGCTGATGTGATGTATTGCGGCAGCCTGTTCATTTGCGAATTGCGGACGCTCACGTGTTGTTTCTGTGAAACGTGGTCCAATTGCGCGTATGCATTTCCTGTTATCGAATCTAAGGTTGTGGGGGGATTTGGGTTAGTGTCTGGATCAAAGTACAACCCTACTTGGCCAGTAGCTGTTACTGGAAGTGAAGGCTTGAACCAAAAGTCCAATTTCTTCACCTTGTACTTGTCAAATAGCAAAGCTAAGGATCCAGCCCACTTGTCCGTTCCGATATTCCCGAAACCTGGTGAGGGCTTTGGAGTTGGACTGTTAACAAACATAAAATTCAAACCATCAGTGGCCTCTGGAACCGTTCCTGATGTTGCTGTTCTGTTCACTCTAAAAGCAAACTCTGTGTTTGTTATCTCCATTCCGTTCTTCGTCATTCTGATCTTTCTCTGGCCCACCTTCGGTACATCTACCTCGGAAAATGCTTGTGGAGTGGCTGTATATGTGCTATAACCATTGGAAGGACGTTGAGGCCGTCCTTGTGCCTGGGGATTACGGTTGCGATTTGCTAACCTCTGCTGTGTTTTCATTTTGGAAGACATACTAGCAGAATCGCCTACATGGCTCCTCATCATATTCTTCAAACGTTCGGTGTGTAACTGGAAGAATGGTTAATCGCTCTAATTCTAACTGTTCCGTAATGGGAATGTCCCAGGCATCAGCGTATGATAAGCGTACTAAGTAGGAGGGCTCCACAACCCTGGCCTTGTACGGTTTCATAGGCATTTTGTTGGCGCTATAGTGTTGGCTTGTGGCTATATACTTTCCACCAAGCTGAGCAAGTGTGTTTCCCAGATATTGCTCTACGGGAAGGCCCATTCCGAGGCTCATCCCACATAATCCAATAGACGTTAAGTAATTCCTTATGTACCTAGGATGTTTGGTACCGACAACCCAGGGAAGCCGGGCTATCATTCGTCTTGGATTACGCACCATAGTGTACCCTATA